TGGTCTTCGTTGCCGCAGATGAGGATGCAAATTTATGTATATGGAATGGTGTTCCACAGATATACCAAGGTGCCTTTCCTTATGATCCCCCTGGGAGGTAATCATATCTGGTTTTTGAGTGTAATATAGTAATATATATATATATAAATAATATCCTTTAAATTTAAAAATTTAGACTATACGGATAGACGTATAAACCATTTTTAACTCTTAACATTTCAAACTACATATGGAAAATATAACTGCTATCGAAACAATATATGATGATGATAAAAAACAAGCAGAAGAACTTGTATACATAGAACCAAGACAGAGAGGTGGGGGTGTCAAACGGGTACATGGGGTACTCTAGATTGATGAACCTCCTAGTAAGTATACAAAACATGGTTTAGTTCAAGGTGGGTATTCATTGATGGAGGTAGAAGATAAGGTTAAGTTTAGAGCCTTATTAGATACACATGATCATGAAGACCAAGCATATAGGTTATATGATGTGTTGGTAGCCAATATGCAAATGACGTTTACAGGATATTCGTGCAAGGATCCTATTAACTTTTATGAGGAATATAAGAGAGAATATGATCCACGTAATATTGGGATATTGGAAGTGTTGATTAACATGAGTTTGAGTCAATTACGTGAATATTTTCATGTATGGAATCAGCGTTGCGTGCCAACTAGTCCTTCCACATTTCAACTACGTTATCCATATCAAACAATGGTTATTGTGTATGGTGATGATACTGATATGGTAGTGTCCAGATGGAAGTTTTCTGGTAGGAGATATCATATTGGATGGAATAAACATGTGTTGAATGGGTCTCATAGAGATTATCCTGAACGTAAATGTAAAGTTGTGTTGTTTGATGAATATGCTATCGTTTGGCAATATATATCAGCAACTACAACGATGAGGCAGATAAATGATGGAGAGTTTGCTAGTGTGAAGATAAACTAAAGCTCCATAGATATAAACAGTAAAATTTAAAAATATAGACAGTACCGATAGAGGTACAATAATAAAACAATCAACCAATTTAAGACACACAAAATGAATACAGATAATAATAATAAGACAAAATTTAAAAAACCATTTGTTAAATTTCACAGATATAAAATAACACCACAGAGTGTCATAGCAGCTAGAGATCCGTGGGCATTGACGGATAAAGAGGAATTAATCTCCTTTATTAGTAAAGTCCCTGATACTAGCTGTTCACATTTGATTTTAGATGCTAAGGGTCAACAAACTGATGAACATCAATTTGTAGAAAACATTAAAGCTATGCTTAAAGTATCAGATTATGGACAGGTTACAACTGTTTTTGTTAGTTTGGTTAAGTTAGCAGAGAATTTTACCTATATGTTTGGTGCAGAAGACAAACGAGCCAGGAAGAATTGGCGTAGAGTTAAGATTTTCACAGAGAGAGTCCATCCATTGGATATTTTTTGGTTTAAATATGTGCAAGAGGCCATGTTTATATCAAAATATCGTAACGGACCACATCATAAGACGTGGAAGTTTCTTATGAATAGAGGGCATTGGAAGGCTAACTTGAGGAAGGTTGGTTTTGAACCTGGCCATGTGAAGAAAGAATCATTTCTTAGTTGTTTTTTGGAGTGGTTCTTCATACAAAATGTCACTAATATACATGATATTAATTATGATGGTATGAGGCATGCTTTCTTGCTTAGATTTGGTGTTGAACCACCACCTGAGAAATCCCACTATTTACCCAATACTGTGTTTTTATCAAATAAGAAAGAGGCAAAAGTGGCAGCACCTACAGGTAATGATAGTTGGGAATCACCAGTTGTAGCTGAGAGGACATCTGCGCAGGATATGGCTAAACCTTTATCAGCATTTGCAGGTTTAGTGGTGACTTTATACCAATCCACACAGATTATTAAAGCAACAAGCATTAGTGAATTTGTTCGAAAATGTTTTGAGGCTATCTTAATGGCTGTTGGTGTTGTAGGTTTGACTAAATCTTTCCTGTGGTCAATAGACAATTATCATAAATTTGTACATATGGCAGAATCGTATATTGAAGCTGCACGTGTGTATATGTTTATGCAAGAAGGAGATGTTACACCAGAAGTTCCTGCTATATCAGAAATTCTACCTATACCTGAATTTTACAATCTTTCAGAAGCCACTATCCAAGCGTTAGGAGGTTACAAAGATCAAGTTGCTACATGGCTTAATGGTAAGACATCTGCTGAACGTATGGCATTTGTTGACCGAGATGTTAAAGCCATGGAGGTTGTAACACAGTGTGGTGATAATGTGTTTGAGGCTATGGTGAAACTAAATAAATTACCAGATTTGGTTTATAATCCAGAGGTTTTTAGAAAGCACATTTGCCCATATAGCTGGGAAATTTTGATTCCCCCATATGATCCCATCTATGTTGAATGCATGCATAAGGATATTATTAAGTTGCGTGATGTATGGGATATGGCTATTCGCCAAGAGATATGGGATAATATAACAGATAATAAGTTTTTTAAACAATATGATTTGGAGTTTTTTAAAAAACACATGCCATTTGTTATAAATAGGCCAGCAGCTAATGATTCTATGGACTGGGCCAAGCAGTTGGCCAGGTGTCAATTAGCTATGCTAATAGTTAACCAATTGCATATTTTATCTGGTGACCTATTTGAATTTACAAATGCCATGCCATGGGCTTTTAAGTATTTAGAAGTTCGAGGGGTTTCTTTTGAGATCACATACTTAGTGTATAAATTAGTGATCACTGGAGAAGATGATTCTTCGGATTGTCAATCCCAGGTGAGTAGTGATAATGGAGAAGAGACAAAACAAGACCCTCAGGGATGTTCATTAGATTGCTCTGTTGATGCTGAACACACAAGTTTGGAAGATGTGTTTAGAGCCTTACAACAATCTGAATTTGTCAATTTGTTTAAGAAAGTTATTATGGGCCTACAGTTTAGTATGATATCCACTATGTTTTTTGACAAACTTGGATTATCAGCAGTACATGAGGTTATGTTACCTTTTATTACAGACAGTTTTAAAAACACAGAAACTTTATCCTCATTTGTTGATATGACTAAGAAATTTGTTACGGAAATTGTTCCTGCCTTTTATTATGGTGATGCGAAGTATATTACACCTTATTCATATCTTAAGAAGTTGGACATCATTCAAAAAGCAATTATAGTAGGGGCATCTAGTGACACTTTGTTAATGGAGGAAGTTAATGAAGAATGGGGTACACCATCAGATGGTGGGGATATACATTATTTGTTTCACACCACAATTACTTCTATGATTGCATTTGTTAAGTTATTCTTAAATAACCATACTGTGTCCCCATTAAAAAGTATACAAGCTGATCTGATTGGTATCCAAATATCATTGAGTAAGATTTTGAAATTTGGTAAGAAACGTCATGAACCTTTATGCATAGGTATGTGGGGTGTACCAGGTATAGGCAAATCTACTATGTTAGGGGATTTGATGTCCATTGTAGCGAAACCTCTTGGAATGAAACCAATCAAGAATTCAAAAGGTGAAAATATATTGAAACCACCATCAGTGCTGACAGGTGCTGAGAAATGGTTGGAAAATATTGACACTGGTACACAAACAATTATTTTGGATGATGCAGGTATTTTCAACCCTAATAAGGTTGAGTTAGATACAGCTATACAAAAATGGTTTATGTTGATACAGAGTTCTGTACCTGTTATAATACCTCATGCAGGCCTGGATAAGAAGGGCGAGCATGTGTTTGCCAACCAATTGACTTTAATCACAGGTAATCAACAAAATTATGGTGCTGATGCATATGTTGTTGATTTAGGCGCATTTATGCGACGTGTGCATTATAATGTTAACCCATATTATGGAGGTAAGCCTGGTGATAGAACTAAAATTTTTTACAATGTGAGCAAATATAACCCACAGACTAGTTCTAGGACAGAATTAACTTTTAAAGGCACTACTAAAACAGTTAATGGGCATGTAATAACATTAACGCCTTATGATCAATTGGTGGCTGATCTTCGTGATTATGCTGAAAAGTTCGTAGAGAATCGAGCCTTAGAAGAGCAACGTAGAAGTGTCCATATATGTCCTAAGTGTAATGAACGTGATGTTCGTTGCACATGTGATGTACCTAGGGAACCAAAGATGATATACGCTATGTGTGATAGTGGTCAACATTATATTGACAAGTGCACATGTCCTCCAAAGATACTTATGGATATCTGCACAGGTTGTAATTGTCCACATATGCGTTGTACATGTAATGATGTTGTTCCAGGTGATTATGTGAGTGAACATGGTTTGTGGTTTACCACACATGTTGAAGACCTTAAACCTTATGAGTTGTGTGGTTACATGTTGATTGAAGAGTTTGTCATTTTCCATGGGATTGCAATGTTGTATTGGTTGTCATTTTTTCATATCACAGCTCATTTCTTTGGTCATGACTGGCATGTTTTCTACTATCTTCCAGCTTTGATTATGGGCATTGTTCGTGAGATTATTGAAGTTTGCACTACTCTTCAGCCATTCTCATTTAAGCGGTTTTTATCTTTTACATTGATTGGTTATACTAATTTCAATTTAGCTATTGCACATCATGTTTTGTTTAACTCACATTTGTTCACCAAAACAGCGCTTAAAATGCGTACTGAAGTTGATAGATATTTAGATCAAAAAGCTGCTATTGTCCTGAATAAGATACGGGTGAGTTGGTTGCCAGATTGGTTCACTGAATGGTATTTAAAAAATATAGGTATATCTGATCTCAAATTTGAAATGTTCTCAGCTATGTGTGATCGTATCTCCTGGGAATATTGGATACCTATTAGTGCTAGTGCTGTTATGAGTCTCTTTACTGCTATCAGACTTATAACTTATACTGCTATAGGAGATCAACCAGCAACTGAAGATATCAAATCAACGTTAACTTTATCAAATATGCTAACGGGCCATTATGAATCTCAAAAAGATGACAAAGCTAACACATATAGAGTGGGGAATGTACCTGTCTATCATAAGTTAGGTTCGGCACAACCCACTTTTATGGATGGTAACATCGTAACTATAAATGTCATCCCACAAAAAGGTATTGCCAGTACTTGCAAGGGCTACTATTGTGGTGGTTACATTTATACTGTGTTTCATCCAATTCGTGAGTATAAAACTGATCCTATAAATTTGACATATCATTTTGATAATGCACCAACTAAGTTATTATATGCTAGCATTACTGAGGGTGGTAATTGGATCAAATTTAAGCATGATATCATAGCATTTCCAGCAGGTGATGTTGGGCCACGTAAATCTGTTTCGTATGTGGAAAATTATGAAGCTGACATCTCTGATGTCCTATACACTAAGGGTAAGAAATGTAAACCTAAGCATAAATTGGGTCCGTTAATGTGTCATGATGGTCAGGATCCTTCAGGTTCGTATTTGATTGATATCCAACAAGAAAAAGGTGAAAGTGGTGCTCCTGTATTTATTGTTGAGAATAAAGGTGTTGAAGTTCAGGCTAAACTCGTTGGTATTATGTGTGCAAGACAAATGACTGATGGTAGAGGTATAATGTGTCCAATTATACATGTGAATGCTGAACACACAGGTTTAAGTATGTTGACTGATGGTCCCGATGCTGCTCGTGTCACTGAAGTTTTCGCTAGAGATGGTAAACCTATTAAAGATGGATTTCATAAAAAGTCAGTTACTGCCCATTGCGATGATATCACCCAAATTGGCTCATTTGTTGGTCATATTGACAGGCATTCACAAGCTGGGGAATCAGCATTTGTCAAGACCCATCTATTTGACAAAGCTTGTGAATTGATTCCTGAAACTAATGATTATGGTATTGTGTCATTGCAACCCCGTGTAGTTGACCATGTTTATTACAATCCATTATTAGCTACAGTTCGACAAATGTCTAGCTCTGGGACATTTGTGAATGAGTCACCATGTTGGACTGCTGCTAAGATAGGTCATGATCATATCATTGAGGTGTTGGGTGACAAGATTAAGAAGTGGGAACCTCTTTCTTTAGAGTCTGCTTTGAAAGGTACAGATATCACTAACCCCCTTAATAGAAGTACATCTATTGGCTTCCCATTTAATCTCAAGAAGGATGATGTTTTTGCGGGCACTTATGATAAGCCTGTGTTAAAACATTGGTATGCCCAGCGTATCAAGATTCTTTTAGAAGAAATGGATGAGGGTAAACATCCTTTGAATATATCCCAATCGTCAATTAAAGATGAGATTCTTAAGAAGGGCAAAGTAGCTCGCACATTCTTTGCTGGTAATATGGATTTTCTTTTGTTGTGTAGGATATATTTAGGTGCTCTTATGGAGATTTTTATGGCCAATCGTGATAAGATGTTTATGCAAATTGGGATGAATGCAACGGGTCCTGAATTTGATGCGTTTTTGAGAGGTTTGTTCTTTAGAGTAAACCCAAATGCTACAGAGGATGATTTTCTAACATTTAAGTGCTGGATTGATTCGGATTTTGAGAAGTTTGATAAAACTATTAATACTCTCAAGTTTGCAATACATATTGTATGGTGGTTGGCTGAACATACCACTTATTTTAAAACACACCCTAAGGAGATGAATAGGCTTAAAATGATCCTTGAGTCATTATTACATTTCGTGGTTATCTTAGGTCAAGATGTGTTTGTGTTGCACAACAAGATCCCTAGTGGTGTTTGGGCTACTACTTTAATTGGCTGTCTTTGTGAGCTAATTATTGAGATTTTATTGTTTTACTTTCTTATTTATATATATGAGAATCCTAATCCAATAATGTGTGATTTTGTAGCACTTAACAAAGATGAATTTAAATTTTTCAAAGAAGTAGCATTGGCTAATTATTCTGATGATAATTTAAAAGCATTGAGCCCAAGAGTTTGCAAGTTTTTTATACATGATAATATTAAGAAATTTGCTGAATGGGTTCATATGGGTATTACCCCCGCGCGTAAGCATGAAACTGTTATTGAAAGGAAACCAGTAACTGATATTATGTTTCTGAAACGCGTACCAGTGTGGAACTCCACATTGCACAGGCTAGTTGGTCGGCTTGAAATTGGATCAATAGGTAAAATGTTAGCATTTACTGATTCCAAGGATCCGTCTTGGGAGTCTGCTGTACTTGATCAAGCACGCAGAGAGCTAAGTTTCC